TAATGTTCTTCAGAGAACTCATAACACCACTAATCATATTGCTAGTGGCAGTTTTTATTCTCTCCAAGTTTGCTGTTAGAACATCGTTTCTTATCTTTTTACCTGTGATAATAGAAACGTAATTGTTTTTAGCATCTTTAGCGATACTACCTGACAGTTGTCCATATTCAGTCAGCATCCTCTTTAAGTCTGCTTCAAAACCTTCTCCTCTCGGACCTTGCAGACCGTTACCAACAGTTTGTGCTTCTGCTGGCACCTTGAATGGATTGGTGTATACATTACCTGGTGTGTCTTGTGCAAGTTGAGGAATAACTCCACGAGATTTTTCTTCTCCTCCACCCTCATCACCTGGTGTTGCATTAGGTAATACTGTAAAACTATTACCTTGATGAGCAACAGAACCTTCATAGTTCTTTGCCTGTGCTGGCATCTCATCATCAGTCTTTGCTTTAGTCGGATCAGCAATAGATGTTGCACCTGTTGCTACAGAAGTGTCTGGACTATCGTCTTCAGTATTTGGATCAGATATATTTCTGAAGTGTTGGAAGTTTCCTAACACGACAGGTAATTGTGCTTCTTCTCCATCAAGGAAGAAACCAATCACCTGAGCACCGACCATTAGCTCAGTTTTTGATCCTGTATTCTTGATACCTGCCTGATCATTTGGTAGTAATACAACCGCCCACGGTAAATCATCGGTAGGAAGTTCTTGTGTGTATGCTTCTTTACGACCAGCACCAGTGTACCAACCGACAATACGAACACGTACTCTACCAATTTTCTGAGGATCAATGTTGTCTTCGACTTCTCCCACCCACCAGGTGAAACCATCGCGACCCATTACATCAGACTTACCTATAGCGTCAATCTTTAATACCATTTATCAAGCGTAAGATATCCATCCTGTTACTATATATTTATCCTCTTTAGGAGCAACTACTCCGTGATGAACGTGAGTCCAATCACACGGCCATAATAATGTGACACCTTTCTCTGGTTTAATTGCTAGATCTTGGTGTACCCATTGAGTCTCTCCACCCTCTTCGACTGTGTTTAGATATGTCATCCAAACCAAATGTCTAAACGATGTTGTCTTGTCAGATGAACAACGTTCAGTATGTGGTTGTGTAAATGCTTGTCCTGGTTTGTAATGCTGTATATTAAATGGTTCAATGATTTCCAATTGAGCCATAGATGCCCAAGGATATTGTTCCACATATAAAGTAATAGCACCTTGAACTGCATCTAGGTACTTGACAATCCTAGGATCCTTAATAAAGGAAGGGACTGCCATATCTGTAGATTCTTTAATTAACTTATTAGCACCGTGATTACTTTCACCAGGCACTTTATCTAAGTAATTACAATCATTCCAGAAATCGAGGACACCATCAACGATGTCCTCATCAACTTTGCCACCTGCGACAAAACTTTGTACTGCCATAATTTAGTTATTCCAATGTCTAATCACACCACTTACAATAAAGCAGTTAGTTACTAAGTATGTAGCGAATATAAACGTACGTATAATTGCGACGTTATTGTCATAACGTTTAGTTTTTTCATCACTAAATGAACCCAGAGTATATTTCCAGATTCGCCATAATCTTCTAATCGTCATACACTAAACATTCTGGCTCCTCTGGGTGCTGATCACACCACAGTTCTAGTGCGTTTGGATCGTGATGATCTCCTGCTTTGATCTCGTCCTTATGATGCTCTGCGTAATCTTCTAAGTCGTGCAGTTCTTCCTTTGCGTGCCTACGTGCAGCAGGGTTCATCGTTGGATCGTCAACGATCTTCTTGTCTTTCTCGATGTGTTGTTCTATTGATTCCATAAGAGTTAAGAAATAATACTGTCTTTGGATAAATTTAGTAGTGTTGTTATACCTTCTGGATTATATTTATGCCTGAGTCCTGTTATTAGATAGAGACCAGAGTAGATTGGATCTTCAATTGTTCTCTCTTCTTCTTTAGAACTTGCAGGAATATTTATTTGTATAACCATACCTACGTATAATCCTACATTACCAGGTACAGTGATGTCAAGTGTTATTGCGTTTAAGAGGTTGTATCTGGAGAATGTATATGCAGAAGCCCACACAGTATCAAAATCCATATTACCAGCACCACCAGTGGAGTCGGTCATTCCCTTTGAGTCCTTCATACCAGGCAATGCACGTATTTTTGTACGTGTTGGACGTGTATCCTCAAACAGTTTTGGATTAATTTTAGGATATGGGAAAGTATCGTTCAAGATCCCCTCAGCTTCCTTAGCCACACCAAACACTTTATCCAATCCCATATGCATAGGTTCTTTGATAGATCCACCACCACCTTTTACATCTTTAGTGTCTGTTGTCTCTGTACCACCATCACCAGGATTATCTAAGTTACCACTTGTTAGACTAGGAACCTTAAGACCAAGAACCGCATTACTATAAGTACCAGATCTCATCTTCTCCAAATGATTTGCTCTATCTGGGAACATAAGTTGTTCAATCTTATAAGCGTTAAAATCTGATTCACCTACGTTTGCCTGTTCGTATGTAAACTTAAGAGGTTTTGTCTTAGTTGTGTTTCTATCAGAACATAGGAAGTCGATACTACTAAAGTTGTATCCATTCTTATTCTCAAAGAACACATATCCAGCAGTTCCAGTGATTGAACTTACCACCTTATCAGAGATGTAAGAGATGCAATCAAATGCTCTCCAAGTAGGAGCAATGAAATTGAAGTTTCCTTTTGTAGGTTCAACTATATTGTGCTTACCAAATGTTTTTAACTTATTTTCAATGATCCAGTTAACGTGTTCTGATCCAAGATTATCTTTAAATACTTTAAATACCTTATTAGTTTCATTATTATGTGTTTCTGGAGATACTGTGTAGATCATATACGCAACAGATCTTTCAGACTTAACTACATTACCTATCTTAAAAATTCTTTGTTCTATCTCTAATGCTGCACCAGGTGCTGAGTCTGTCTCGATAGTGATTTGAATGACTTCATTACCAGTCAGTGTACTAATAAGATCAACAGTATCATAGATAGCAAACTCCATCCTGACAGATGGTGAGTTGATTGACTCAATATAATTCCATCCAGAACATACGTTTCTCAAATCAACCTTATCAGTTCCACCATCAAGCTCAGAGAGCTTAGAATCGGGATCATATTCATCTCTCATCACAAGGTTAAATCTGGTTAGAGTATAACCTTTAGGTTGTATTGGTAAATTATCGCTCATAAGAAGTTACTTACTGGGTTATGTGTCTCAGCAGATCTACCAAATCTACTTACAAGAAACTCTGAAGATGGGTTTCTAGGAATGTCTTGAATAACAGGAACTTCTTTTGTAGCTCCACCACTAACAACTTGTGGAGGTACTACCATTGCTTGTGCAACCATAGTAGAGACTGAACCTTGTAGATTCCCTGTTGCAGCAGACTTAGCCGCAGATTTAACTTTGGTGTATGCTGCTGATAGTCCGTTACCTGTCTTCCTGACAGTCGGTATTATAACATTATTTACTATGGTTCTTATATTTGGATCTGGATGATTCTCTCCAAGATTGACAACTGCTGCTGACAAATCATTGGTCATAACTTTAAATGATGATTTAAGACCACTGAACAACCCACCTTGTGACATCTCTCTAAACTTGTATATCTTTGGTGGTTGTACGTTAACAACACCACCATCAGAACGACCAGGTAATTTATATCCAGCTCTCTGAGCTTGTGCTGCTCTTCGATTGGTTAAACCAGGATCTTTACGTGTATGTGGTGTATCTACAGGAATAACAAATCCACCAGCAGATCTCTTTGCAACATATTCAGTTCCGTGTCCTATGAAATCTATGCCTTTACCATTAAGTGATACAGGATAACCTGACTGAGGACCTGATATCCATCCACCTTTACTAAACTCAGGTAGATTCATTGGTGCTATGGTTCTTCGTGGAATTATACCACCTTTAGAGAGCTCAGGAGAGTCTGATGACTGATCCAGAGCAACTGCTGCGTCATTTTCTAGTTTCTTAAGATCAGCGTCAATAGGTATGAGTTTCAGTAGACCTGTAATACCTTTCATCATCAGTATTAGAGGTCCGAAGACAATCTTACCCATTATACCCATAATTTTTTCAATCATAGGCATCATTGGTTTTATTTTATTAACTATAGTCTGTATAACAGGTCCTAGAGCGACAAATATATCTTTAAATGCTTTCTTCAATGGATCAAGAACTTTGTTCAATAACTTCATAAAAGTATCAAATACTTTTTTGATTGCATCAAAGAAGTCTCTAGCAATAGGTCCGAAGAACTTACCTGCTTTCTCACCTAAGAATCCACCAAGTGCAGATCCAATAATACCACCAAGCGGACCTAAGAAACTAGCACCAAGTGCTCCACCTGCCATCGCACCAGCAGAGGCACCAACACCTCCACCTATAGCAGTTGCTTTTCTATCTTCTTCAGGACCTTCAAAGTCCTCATCATTCATTATGTTTTGATATGCACCGATACCTATACCAACACCAAGTGCAGCTCTACCAAGCCCAGTACCACCTAGAACCTTTCCTAAGTTTAGGATACCACCACCAACCAATTTCAAAATACCTACAAAACTTTTGATCGTACCTAGAGGATTTGTTAGGAATGATAGTCCAGCTAATGCTATTGCTGTACCAGCTAACAATCCACCTGCACCTGTGATCCTTTCCATCAAGGTCTTATCTTGTCCGAATGCTTTATCCCAGTTCGTTGTGATCCACGTGTATAGCCACGTCAACTTGTCTCTGATCCATACAAACATATTCTTGAAAAGAGTCAGTGTTTTGATTATTCTCTCTCGGTTCTCTGGTTTTGATAACCAATCTAATGCAGCATAAGTGATAAGTCCCTTGAAAAACTTCCATAAACGCCCTAGGAACCCTAGACCACCCTTTGCAATATTCTTTATTACATTACCTGCACCATCACCAGGTGTTTGTGATTCTATTCTTGCTTCTCTTTGTCTATCTGCTAATAACTTTGCACGATCCTTTGCATCTTTTGCTTGCTTTAACTGTTGTCTTTTCAGTCCAGTCAATCCAACAGCAATACTATTAACTGTAGCACCTAGGGAATTAATTGCCTTAATGGTCGTAGAAAATTGTGTGCCAGCGACAGTCTTACTACCAACAGTGATCTTAGTCTCACCCTTTGGTGGAGTTACATATTTGTAGAATCTTACAGTAGCCATTAGATGTCTTTAACTGGTCTATTAACTGGAACGATTTGATCACCACCACCAGTCTGGATAAAGTCACGTAACACTGGTTGTACAATGAATAATGTATTTGTAACGTCACCTCTGAGCTGTGCTGAGCTCTCTGCTTCGGAACGCTGCTTCAATTCACTATTTAGTTTACCTCCTTTACCAGTACCACCTACAACATAATCAGATACTGGTTCTAATCTACCTGTGAAAGGAGACTCTTTACCATACTTAGTTAATGGATCAAAGATAGACGGACCTCCATAACCCACATCTTTAGGATTAGTGGAAGTCTCCCAGTGAAGGTGAGGTCCTGTAGATCTTCCTGAGTTACCTGCTTCACCCACCACTTGACCTGCTCTTAACTTCTGTCCGTCCTTCAACTTAGACATCTTATCCATATGTGCATAGAACTGTCCTATGCCATCCCTTGTTGTAAATGCTATGTAATTACCATATCCTTTATCGTATCCAACATTCTGTACTACGCCATCCATAAAACTATGCAACTTCTCACCTATTTCAGTAGCAATATCAACTCCCTTGTGGATCTTACCCCACCTCATTGTCATTGCTTTAGAAGTAACTATATGATTAGTCATTTCAGCAGCAGCCGCGGCTGGGAATATTGAGAAATTGGATTTGGGTTGTATTCCTCCTTCACTTACTTTTTTAGACTGTAATTCCAGTAACTGCTTTTCAGCGTGTGGTATTAGAACTTCTTCCCAATGCTTAATCTTTTCATCAATGGTTGAACCAAGTGGATTCCAGTGTCCATTCCACATACCCATACCTGCTGCACCATTTGATGTCCTAGGAACGCCATCAACTCCAACACTTATCCACCTCTTATCTCCACCTTTCTCCTCTCTATCTTTTTTAAATTGGGCTAACTGCTCCTTCAATCGCTTAACGTCAAATGCTTCATTCTCTGTTTGTGCTTGTATTTTATCGTCACCAGTAGAAAAAATACGTTGGTACGTATTAACAGTACCACCTGCAAAATTAGCAATATTTGTGATAAGACCACCCAGTATCTTCGAACCTGTGCTAATTAACCATATCAATGATTCAATTGCTTTTCCGACAGGTCCGTTGACAAGATAATCAGTATATCCTTTTACAGCACTACTCATTAGAGGAGATATCTTTCTCCATACCATTTGTATGACTGGAACTACTGTCTTAATATATTCTGCTATTGTTTCTCTAAATGGTTCAAGGAATGCTTTAAAACCTGGTAAAAAGATACTCACAAAATAATCTTTTATAGGTTTGATTATAGGTGTTATAGCATCACCTATGAATGCACCAATCTTATCACCTAAGAATCCACCAACTATATTACCGACTATAGGTGCAAAAGGTCCTAGTATTGGTGTTAAGAATGCTGTTAGTGCAACACCACCAATAGCAGCACCGATACCACCACCTGCTGCCTTCTGTAAACTATCTCCCTGTGACATTCTTGTTCCAAATGAAACGAGACCACCAACAACAGATAATCCACCACCTTTCATAAACCTACCTGCTTTCACTTTAGTCAAACGTTTCATACGAAGCATTCTCTTCGCACGTAGTTTCTTTGCTTTAATTTTGTTTATATTCTGGAGTCTTTGCTTCGCTATTTGTTTCTTAGTGAGTTGTTGAGTTGCTGAATTTTTAGTTGCATTCTTTCCATCTACACTAATTAACTTCCTAAGTCTATTCGCATCTCCTATTAACTTCCAAGGTTGTAGTATTCTATCTGCTAGGAAGAGTGCAGAAATACCACCAATTATCTTCAATGCTCCCATCACAGGAGAGTTTTCAGAGAATGCTTCTAATATCCAATTAACACCAGTTGATAATACTTTCCAAAACGTCTTCAACCATTTACCTATCCACGGTAATACAGTCTTAATGAGTTTTGTATTCTTTGGATCGGACATCCAATTCAATGCAAGAAAACCAAGCAGCTTGGTACCAATCCAGATAAAGGGACTTAGAAGATTCTGTAAGAGTCCACCTGTCTTACGCAAAACATTGTTACCCTTCTTATCTTCCCTATCCATCTCCTTCGACACATCTGCTTCTATCTTACTTTCTCTCTGCCTATCTCTAGTTAATTTTCTTTGGTCTTTCTGATCATCCAACCACTCCATCTTATCCATATGCATCTTTTGAATGATGCGTCCTAAATCTTCGACAACAAATCCAAGACGATTAATAGATGTCGTCATTGAGGCTACAGGATCTGTGCGAACATCACCTGTGGTTTTCGCTGGTAAAAAAGATCTAATCTTTAATGTTGCCATTATAGTTCTTGGCTTGTGCCCTGTGCTTGTTTCTGTCTCGCTTCTTCTTCACGAAGATATCTAATTAACAAGTTCACGTAAACATCCCTCTCCCAAGGCATCATATTCTCAAGTTCAGTTAAACTGTACTTGTGGTGTTGCATAAGGGCAAAGTTAACCTCATACAAGTTCAATAGAGAGTCGTGAGCTAGGGCTATTCGAAAAAAGCTGCTAGTCCTTCTAATGTCACAGTGCTTTTGACTTCAGTCTTTGGATTAAATACCTCGATCTCGTGAGATAACTTAGGCATAGTTTCAAAGAACTTTTGAACATCAGCAAACTGTTTAGAGTTCATACCTTCAAAGAAAGAAACTAATTCTGCTTTCTTATAGTCCTTGGCTTCGTGTAGTTCATCACCTTCAGCGATAGTATCAGTACAATCTGCTGCTAGTTTGAATACATCATCGATACCAGGTTCATCTGTCAAATTATTCTTAACGAAAGAATCCAATGAAGGATACTTCATAGTAAGAGTAACTTCGTCAGTCAGTACGATCTTATTAGAATGGTCTTTAGGGATTTGAATCTGAACATCATCTAAGTTCACTTCAACATCGACCGTTGTTTTTTCATCATCTGGGCAAGTGATTTTAAATTCACTCACTTCTCCAACAGACTTACCACGTATCTTCAAGAATAAAAATTCAATATCAAAAGTAGTTAATGTATTAACGTTTTTAATATTGGTGCAGTTTTTGATGATCTCTTTGACTGCTTTAATCATTTCTTTCTGGTTCTGAGATTCCATTGCTACGTATAGCAATTTCTCTTCACGAACTAGGAAAGGTCGATAAGTGACTTTTTGTCCAAATGGAAGTACGCATTCGTAATCTGGAATGCTAAGGGTTGGTAAAGGCATTTTGTAAGAGGATTACAATTCAGTATTACTATTTAGATGCCAAACTGAGTGTTTGTATCAGTCCCAAGTCCTAACGCTTGGGCGACATCTAAATTCTCGGTTATAACTTTGTCATCAGTCCAGTCTTTAGGTTTCTGAACTTTAGTGGTGAACCTATATCTCTCAAAGTTAAAGAGCATATTCATTTTCAAGACTCCACCAGCATCATTTGCAAATTCTAGTCCACCCATATTAACTGGATAACATTTTGTGAATTGATAGATACCAACTGCCTTGTTCATACGTGAGAAATAATCTACACCACCGTGTTTTACGTGATTCAAATAGTTTGAACCTCTTTCCCACTTTCTAACGTATATATCAGTTGTATAATCATCATAGAAACCAACTCTATTCTCAGAGTCTGGTGCAATCTTCTGCATCCACTTTTCAAAGAAGTTTCTGTGCCAACCACTTTTAGTCATCATAAAACTTATAGTTAGTTGATTCTCTGTCTGACCTGTTGCATATTTCCTTCCTATTCCAAAATTCTTGATGTCCCCTGTGGTGATGTTACGTGAAGGTATACTTACACCATCAGAAAAATAGTTCATATGATTATACCAGCTCTGCACATCCAACTCAAAACCAGGTATGTAGTTAGTAATTGCAGGCAAACCGAACTCTACTGAGTATAGATTACCTAGAGTAGGTTCACTATAACCGCCACCTGCGATGTCTTTAAAGACTGTAAATGAATTTGGAGCTGCCATTATAGGTAATTTTTGTATACGATATTACTGGGGAGTGGTATGTTGACCCCATTGATAGTAGAAATCCATTCTTCTGTAGGAAGATAACCTATATCATCCCACTCCGCTTCTGGAATCTTATAAACTGGACTTAATATTTGACTACGAAGGTATTTATGTATGGTTTGAGGTGGTGATTCTAAACTAAACCCTATCCTTCGTGCTGCTGGTTGCAAATAATGTACATTTGAACCCCAAAAATGATGTGTATCTTCACCAAACACATACACCATAGGATATTTATCCCAAAACCTCATCTTTTCTCCAAACTTAGCATTATACTTGAATGTTATAGCAGTTGTTGGTATAGGACCGTCAGCACCTTCTAGAGCCCAGAACATTTGATTTCTCCACCAAACGTTAGCGTGTGCTTTACCACCACCCAGTTCTTTTATGTCCTCGAATAGACTCATACCTTTAACTCGTGTTCAGTTAATATCACAAATTCCCATTTTCTGTCCTTACAATATTCTGATGCTGCTTTCCACTTCGCTTGATTCACACCCCAAGTAGCAATCTCTGTCAAAAGTTTTTTCGTCTTACGTCCTGGTTTAGGTGCTTTAGTTTGAGCAAACGGTTTGACCTCGATGAGTCTCTTAGATATCTGTCCATTCGTGTTTCTTGACTTGACATAAAAGTCTGGAAAGTAACGATGTACACGACGATCCAAAGGACTACGATAGGGTATAACAATCTCCTCACTTCCCCACTCCAAAACGTTTAAATT